GCATGTTTAGCTTGTGCGTTAGCCATCATCATTTGAGTTTCTTTTTTCTTTTTATAAATGTGCGAACCAGCGTTCATCGCAAGTTTAAGTGCACCTAATATTGGAAATGCCATAATTAATTACCTCTTGGTTTCATCATAGCTAATCGTTCTCTTGCTTCATTAGCTATTTCTTGTTTTTCAATAGATGTTTCAGCTCTTAGTTCAGCTAATTCTTCATTCTGATCTAGTTTCTCATCTTGATTTTGTTGATTCATCATAGCCTTCATACGGTCTAAATTCATTCGCTCTTTGCCTTCTTTTTCTTTTCTAGCGTTCTCTTGAGCCTGTAAATCTAGTTCTCTTGCTCTTAATGCAGCAATTGGGTCGTTTCCGTACTGTGAACTAATCTTTTTCTCTTCTTTTGCAAAGTCTTCCATCATTTCAGACACTAAAATTGCTTTTCTACCCTCTATTTTTTCTTGTAGCATACGCATTTCTTGTTGAAGTTGCGGATTTTGAGGATTTTGTTGCATCATTTGTGTCATTTGCGCTAATTTAGGTAATTCTTCTCTAAATTCTATCTCAATTTGCTCTTGTGCCATCAAACTTATGTGTTCAAGTATGTTTTTTTGTATTGCAGCACCGATTGCAGGTGCATTTTTTACCATATTCGTCTCCATAAAGTTTAAATGCGCTGTAATGTGCGCTTGATGGTCTTGTCCAGGGAATGCTTGGAATGGTTTTCCGCCTAAAGCATCAATATGTTCTAATGCTGGGTCTTTTGGCATTGGTTGTTCTGGTTTTTTTAGAATTAAATCAATATCTTTTACACCTAACGCTTCATACATGTTTCTGTAGACTTCATATTGGTTATGAATACCAGGATTAGAAGCTGCCAGTTGCATTTCCGTTTGAGCGAGTGATATCCGCTGCGTTTGAGAAAATATATTCGGGTCTGCAACCGGCAATATATCTATTCGGTCGTCGAAATCAGTTTGTTTGATTTGCTTTTGACCGCCAACAACATCATACGGATAAACTGGAGGTAAGTAAAGTTTAAAAACTCTCGCCATTAAACCAAACTCACGTCTCATAGAAGCATATAATCTTTTATGAATCGCTGACATTGTTCTAGATCCTCTCTCCAACAACGCAACTGTCGTACCAACCGCTGCTTGTTGGTTACCCTCTCCTACTTGCATATCTGCGATTGATGCAAATCTTTGTCCTGCACCTACAACAACACTCATCAATTGTAATAATGTTGGTGATGGTTCTTTAAACGGTAACGGCATAAATGCGTCTCGTAAATTACCACCGGGTGCATCGACATCTCTAAACTCTCCAGGCTGAATTGGTTGTGCTTCGTCTCTCATCTTGATACCACGCATCTTGAATCCTGCTGGTAAATTAGACAAGGTTCCGGCGTCAAGTAGTGACCTTAGTGCTGCAGTCGCTGATCTTGATAAACCACCAATCATATGTATCAAACCAAAACCATAAAAACCTAGTCCTGGTAAAAATTTAAAATGTACAAAATAATTTATCTTTTGTTTTAACGGATCACCAACTTCGTAGTTTCTTCTGATAGATAAAACTTCTCTTGATCCTTCTTCGATAGTTACAATGTAAGGTAACTTAATTCCTGTGGGCTCACCATCTTGACCTGCATCTTCAAAACCTTCTATATCTAAATGCACATGGCATTCTAAAAGTGTAAACAGTCTTTGGTCTCTGCCTTTGCTTAGACCTTCTAGTTCACGTTCTTTCTTTTGTGATGGTGTTTCGTTTTCTTGACCTGGTGTCAGTTCAATGTCTCTGTAGAAACCACCAACTTGTTGTTTTCTTAATTCGTTTTCTGACATCTTAACAACATGAATAATTGTTTCCGCATCGTCTAATGAGGTAGCCGTATACGGAACAACTAAGTCATCAGCAGGAACAAACTTAGATACTGTTCTCTGCATAATTTCATCGTAGTAAACTTTTTTAAATGTAGATCCTGTAAGTGGTAAATAAAATAACATCTGATCAAACTCAGATTCGTATTCTTTCATCTCACCCATGATCTGGTAATTCATAAATTCTTTAACACGCATTGATTGCGCTTCTTTATCTGGAGTTGGCATTCCAACTATTTGAGTTCTAACAGGTCCACCTGCTGGTAATAATTCTTTGTATGCTAATGATTGAAACTGTGTAACCGCTTCTGCTAATACTGGGTGAACTGCACCGGATGCACCTTTAAATGGTTCTGTGTTTTCTTCATACTTAAATCCTAAAAGGTCTAGACCTTTTGTGTAAGAAGTTTCCCAATCTTTTCTTGATGCTTTATAATCTGTAAAATTTTCATATAAGTCATGGCCTATTGGAGCTAGCACTTCTTCTGGAAGTAGTTCTGCTAGATTAGCAAAATGATCTTCACCTTGTTCTTGGCTACCGATTGATGGGTCGAAGTTTATGTCAACACTGCCATCTTCGTTCTGTTGAACGTCAATTGGTTGATCAGGGTCTTTTTGTTGTTCTTCCTGTAACTCTACTTCTAGTTCGTCAGGACTTGGTATATTTATCGATTGCTTTACGTTTGGTAAAGACTTGTCTATTTCTGCCATTTATTTTCTCCAGTTTCACTGTCTTAACAGTATTATAATTAATATTCAACCCCTGTGGTGTTGGCCCTGATTTTGGTGGTGGTCCTGATTTTTTGCCTATCAATCTAATAACCCACCTTCATCCATTAATAAGTCATTATAAAAGTCTCTTTCTTCTGGTGTCATTGCTTTTACTTTTGCTATTTCATCTTTTGCAAATTTACCGTATTGGTAGAGTCCTTCTAAACCTAATGATGCAATACCTAGAGGTGATGCAACTCTTGCAGCACGCATTGCCATAGCAGGAGACATTCCAGCTAGTGTTGCTCTTTCTGTAACTTTTCTTAACATTGGATTTTTTATTTTATCAGTCATGCTTGTTACACCTTTTACTAGTGATGGTGCAAATGCAGCTTCTGTTTCTAAACCTACTCTGTCTAAAGTTTCTGTTGGATCAGTTCCTAATGCAACATTTAATCCAACCATACCAGTTGGTCCTAAAGCTAGATTTAAACCTTTACCTAAAATTTTTCTTCCTGTTTTAGTTCCAAGAGTTCCTGCTGCTGCTGTTCCAGTTGCAACTTTTTCTCCTGTGCTTAATCCTTTTTCTACAAGTGGTGCATCAGCGGCTGATGCAGTTAGCTTGTATTCTTTGTCCATTAATCCTGTTTCTTTTAAAATGTCTTCACCTTTATATCCTAAAACACCAGCTACAATACTAGCTGCTATGTTTCCTTTTTTACCAAACATAGAAGCGCCTTTTGTTAAATTTGTTATCATTTGTTTTTGTGTTAAATATTCTTTTGGAACTTTCATACTATAACCAACAGTGTCATAAGATTTATCAAAAGCACTTTGTAAATTTTTATCAAAGTTTTTGTAATTTGATATTGATTTAGATGGTGCATTTTTAAGATCGAATTCTGGTAATTGTATGTTTTGCTCCATTTTTTACAGCAGTTGGGTTAGTGGGTTGGTTTAATGCATTAATTTTTATTTTTTCAAAATCTTCAACTATTTTATTTACTGCTTTCTTATCTGCAGCGTTTAATTGATTATATTTTTTACCTTTAAAAATGTTTTGAAGTTTTTCATGAGTTGTTGAAAGAGCACTATCAATATAAGCTCCTTTAATAGCACTATTAACCTGTGTATTTAAATCTTGTGTAAATATTGCATAAGGAGATAATCCTCTTCTTGCAGAAGCTGTTAAACTAAATATTTCATCAGGAGATTGACCTTTATCTAAAAGATTTCTTATTTGTTGTTGGTATTTACCTATAAATGTTTTTCCTTCTCCTGCTCCTAATGCCTTGTCAACAACATTTCCATAGTAATCATATAATACACTAGACATTCCATATCTATTATTAACACCACCTATATCTCTTCCAGTAGCAATAATTTTATTTGCTTTGTTATTATTTAATTTAATTCCTAAATTTTTATAAGCGTTTGATGTATCTGACATTGCTTCTGCCATTTGAAACAATCTTCTGCTTGCAATAGAGGCATCACCCCCAACAATGTCTGTTGCTCTTTTTAAAAGTTTAACTTGAGTAGGTCTATCTAAATTACCTGTTAATAAATTTTGAATAATATTGTCATTAGCTAATTCAACTATTTTATTATGCATTCCTTTTAATCTAGTTGCTTGACGAGCATCACTTCCTATACTTCCTCTAAAATCTTTAACTTCTTTTACTAAATTTTTATAATCCTTAGACGTAAATTTTTGTCCAGTTTCATCTGTAATTCTGTCAGTAATGTATTTAATTTGTTCAGGGTTAAAGTTATACATTTTCATATACACACCTCTTTCAGGATTAGCTTCCCTTAAACTTTTATAAAACATTCCCATATTTTCAGGTAAAAAATTAGCTAACTTTTCTTCACCTACTGAATTTTGATAATTTTTAATTGTATCAACAACCATGTTTAATTGTTTT